AGCTACGCTTCTCTGTTATCATCTGTACGGGTCTTACCTAATAAGGTCATCAGGGAGTCTATAGCTGACTCATCTACATCGGGGTCTTCTACCTGATCTACTTCATTAACTGTAGATGTCGGACTCCATCCTCCCTTACTACGAAGAAAGAGTTCCTGAGACTTGAAGTCCCCATCTAATGCTTGCTGTACAACTACGGAACCTACAGCACCTACAATAGAAGCCTTCTCTTCAGCTATGTCCTCACCATATAGTTTATAGAAGGTAGCTGTACTTGAAGGGGCATTCTGATACTTCTGGATACTACTAAGAATATCCTTAACAGATACTCCACTACGAATACCTTCTCTAACCTTCTTGGCTATCACTTCACTATAGGGGATCTTATCGTGGACGCTCATGTCATTCTCTAATATAAATTATTCCCCCCAACATGCAGTGCGAATCCTAACTAGCTGGGGGGAACTTACACTACTACCCATCGGCATAACTACGTCTCTACAAATACTTGGTAAGGTTTGTTATGGTTGAGTAGTAGATCTCATGATACTTAAGTAATAACTTAAGTTCTTAACTGTTATAGTTTATACTACTTAGTGATATATACACCTTAAGGGTAACTTATGTTATACTTAAGTATAGGTCTTACTATACTATATAGACCCATATAAGATTTTTATACCCTAATTTTATAACTATTTTTTATGTTGTTGATTACTAACGGTTCTTTTTTCCTGTAGTTGACTCTAGAAGGTAGCGCATGTCGTATACTGTTGCATAAATATCACAGTAGATACAGGGTCAAAGTAAAATTCTTATGTTGTAGATGTGGGTGGAAACAGACCCCAACCGAATCACCTGCGTATAATACAGAGGGTCCCAACGAATGTCAACCCCCCAGTGTAAAAATGTGATCAAATGTTACAAGACTGAAACAATTTGTGATCTTGTTTAGTAGTACTGCGTAAAACGGTTGACTCTTGCTAAACTACTGATAACAACCAACGAATCACTTGACAAAAAGAAAAATCTAGCGCTTGGAGGGCGAATCGGCAACACCACTAGACTCTTTAAATGTTTACACTGTCAACATAACCATAGAACTTGACTAACTGGTCAAGATATAAACCATTGAGCAACAATAAAAAAGACTCCAGCCTAAGCCAGAGTCCAGTTAGGGAGTCGTTAGTTTAAACTGTATTAAGAGACTAGCTCTTTCGCTTTCCGCTTGCTTGTACCATGCGCCACGATAGCTATAGACTTAGCCTTTACACTTGCGCCGCCGCATAGTTTACACGCTGCACATTGTACACGCTTTCCCATTTCTTCACTTGCTGGGCATACGGTCTCTTTCCCTTTGATAACGTCTTGTAAGGACGCAATGACTCTGAATGTGCGCTCGCCCCTTGACCATGCCTCTTGCGCTTGTGTCGCATTGTCTGCGCTTGTCATGATGTGTTCTGGCATGGGGTTCACTTTCCCATGTGTGTACGCTGTCCAATATTCTGCCCTAGATATAAGAGACTCCCAAACATGGTTAGGAACGGCGCACGGATCGCCATACGTGCCAAGACGGACGCCACGAAAAGAGCCGAATGCGACTATCTCTTGCCTAGTAGCTACTGAGTCACCATAGGCACCACGCATAAGCGCTTTCCATTTACCTAGGGGGGCATGAGCCAGAGTCACGTAACACGTGCGATTAGTGGCTTGCCCCTTGTCGTTATTGTTGGGGGTTCCTCTATGGGGGCAATCGCCACAGATAGACTCGTCTTGTCCAGTACGTGACGCCGTGACTGGATCGACTCCAGAGTCGTCTAAAATGAATGTTTGGATCATATCGCCCGTCTTGCCATTGTTAGAGTCGGATTGAGCAAGAGCCACGATAGGCTGACCGTTTATAAGACTAGGACCACGATAGAGAATAATTGTTTTACGTGCCATTGTTTAAGACTCCTACGCTGATAAACCATAGGCCAAGAACACAAGGCCAAAGATTGAGATTGAGAACAAGATTCCACCGATAACAGATTCAACAATGATCCGATTCCGTTGTGCTATCTTGCGGCGTTGAATACTAGGGCGGCGGTTATAGGTTCTATAATTTGTCATATTAAGACTCCTTATTTGTCGTATTGATTAAGATATTTTTAACAGTAATCAATTCGGCACGTTTAAAAGCGCAAGATTCACGCTCTAATTTTTGATCGATATTTTTAAGCATAGTAGGCACAAGAGCTAGAGCCTTTTCCAAATTTGTCATAGCAGAATCCTCGAATCGCTAAAAGGTTAAAACTGAAAAGATATTATCATATCAGACAATTAGCGCAATAGGCCTTCAGAGCCGATATAAGGCCCTCTGAGTGGGGGCAAAGGTTTTGCATAGTCTAACTCATAAAATTCGATTCGGTACACTCAGAGGCGCTAATATCGAGTGTTCACTTTTGTTCCTTGGGGTTGACACGTATTCTGGTTGTAAGAATCACCCTATTTTGTAGATTTTACACTTTAAGGTTGAATCTTGTGAGTCACGTTTAAAACCTTGAGTCAAGCTATTGTTTAATAATTAAACTATACACTTTTTACGATAGTTAGAATTATTCTATAACTAGTTATGCGCTGAGTGCATGGCAGCTATGACTTGACAAGCACATAAACGAGTCTGGCAAAAACGAATCATGGACTGGAAAAATACCATATCAAAAGACTCAAGAATACGTGATTCGCTTGTTGCGTTATCGAGTAGAGTCCGATTCGTAAAGCAGAATCTTGTGTCAAGTGAATCTTTGTTGCGAATCGTTGTAAATAAATCACACTTAGCCCGAAGGGCGTCGCACTACGTGCTCTATCCGAAATTCCTTGTCAACTATCCTTTTGTGCCATTGACAGCAATTTTGGATCTATCCGAATCGGTAGTTTGGAACGAATCAGGAACGAATCGTGAAACCAGAACGAATCAGGAACACTGGAACGAATCAGGAACACTGGAACGAATCGGGAACACCCCCTCCAGTGGAAATGCGGAGCATTGAAGAAATTAAGAGTCACCCCCTCCAGTGGAAATATAGACCCCACCGATGGAAATGCGGAACGCATCTAGGAAATTAGGGCTTGACCCCACCAGTGGAAATTAGTAGAGTGATTCTAAATTAGATAGTAGAGGAGAGTACCAATGGAAAATATTATTAAGCAGATCAGAGACATCGAAAGTGATTTACAAACTGTTGTTTGTCGTGCTGAAGAATACCGCAATGATGCTGAGCGTGGGATCAACGTGAACCATACCTGTGAGGGTGATATGTCGTGGACTAAGCAGGATAAAATCAACAGCCTCTTTGAGTATCTGGAAGATGCTAAGAATGACATTGATCGTTTGAAGGATGACATCAAAGAAGCTAAAAAGCATTTGACTAACTTGCTGGATGATGTAGAGTATGAATCAGTTAGACAGAAAGCGGTAGGAGAATCATAATGTTGTTTAGAATGAACAGAGAATACTTTTGTGAGTGTTGTGAGTTCTACAAGACCTTCGAGGAAATGCATGGTGACAATGATACTATCTGTGCTGTATGCCAAGAGGGTCAGGAAGAGTGGGAATATCTTAACGCTAATGAAGAGGAAGAGTAATATGTTTTGTGTAATCAATACTGAATTAAACGATGTCATAGCTATGTTTCTTATGAAATCAGATGCTACAGACTTTATCTATAAGTGTCGTAACCCCTACGGTAGAAAAGACTATAAGGTAGAGTACAGGAAGGAATACGCCAGTATCCCACTATCAATAGATGAGAATGACAATGTTACGCTGTAGTGTATATACCCCCGATGGGAAATTGAATTGCTGGAAACTGGTTAATAATAATACAGAAGCAGAAAAGTATAAAAGAGGGTTGACCAGAGCCGTAAGAAATGTGACTGTAACTATAGAGCCGAATCATATTTACAAGGAGAGACACAATGGCACTAGATAAAACAATGGTAAGTAACGTAATTGCTGATAACCTTAATAGCTTCATCACAGTCAAGTTCCTGACTAAGACTGACGAAGAGCGTGTATATAATGGACGTATGAATGTACAGAAGGGCCTCAAGGGAAATGAGCGTGGACGTATAGCTGCGGAAGCCCTGCGTAGTAATGGCTATGTGACCCTTAAGACTAGCGAAGGTTACAAGTGCTTTAACCTTGACAAGGTACTAGCTATGAAGGTAGGCGGTAGACACATATTTTGCATGGGAGCAGAACTATGAGTATTTATATACATGATCATCGACGTTTCAAAGTTGCAGCTATAGATAAAAGAGGCATAGAAATAAAAAACAAAGCCTATGATCATCAAAGTGCTATCTTCAATGAAGGTAATCAACGTAGTATTTACACTCTAGGGTTAGATATAATTCACAATCACAAGCCTGTAGTAAGTTTAAAAGGTAGGGTTGTGTTTAATCTCATTAGTGCTATAATAAATGAATCTAGTGATTATCATTTAAAGTGCTTAATAACTAGCTGTGAAGACGTATTAAAACAGAGAGAAGATAAATTGCGCAGATCAGGAGCAGAGTTATGAGTTATACAATGATAAAGAACTGTAAAATGAACTGGGAAAACGAGATCCACACTTTTACTTTTGTTACTGGTGGCGATAGCCTAACAGCCCTTGATAGTTTAGGTGACTTGTTGGGTTCATTAGAAGACTTATACAAAAGGATTAGGGATGATAGTGAAACAGGAAGTAAGATACCTTACACGTATAAAGTTATAGGTTCCCAGTCTTATACAAAAATAGGGGTGTAGTAATGAACCAAGACCTAGAGAGGGAATTACGCATGTTAGGTATTATGATACCTACTGAGGATGAAGTAGAAGTAGAGGAAGACTTAAGAGCTTTACACTTATCTAAGGATTGGTATAATGACCCCCGTGATGGAAATGGAGAGGTACCGTACTAATGAAGAAAAGAAGGCCCAACCCTATGGCTAAAGACTTGAGACAACCCAAGTATAGACAGAGGGTTGTACCTGACAAGAAAAAGCCTATATTAAACAGGAAGCGTAAACATAAGAAAAGTAGCACAGCTACGCAGTGAAACAGGAGAATCACTATGACTGATAAAACAAATAAAATCATAAAGAGTGCAGACCTTAATCAAGGGTGGAAGGCTTATTACTTTGGTGATGGGACATTACTCATTAACCACTTTAAGGGTTTTAGTATGCAGGTGCCTAAAGAGAGTGTAGACCGCCTGATGGAAATAATGGATGAAATTAAACGGGGTGATGTAGAATGATTCAAGTAACATATAAAGGTCACATGGGTAATGACTTGACTGTAGTCAATGCAGCCCGTGTGAGCTTTGGTAAAGAGAGTGAATGGGACTATGAAGAGTCGGATGGCTATAGCTTCAAGCAGCATATGAAACTTAAGGATAAGAAACTTATCAAGTACTTAGCCAAGCACAAACACATATCACCTTTCGGACATTGCTTTGCATCCTTCCATGTTAAGGCTCCAGTCTTTGTAGCTAGGCAGTTGGTCAAGCATAAGTTCCTACGATGGAATGAGATTAGCCGTAGGTATGTGGATAGTGAGCCTGAGTTTTATGTGCCTAATACATATCGTGGGCGTAGCCTTGATAAGAAGCAAGGTAGCGCAGGTAAAGTAACTGTATCTGACAACGGTTTTAACGAGATTGCAATGACTGAGTATGAGTACCTACTAGATTTAGGCGTATGCCCTGAGCAAGCACGTATGGTACTGCCACAGTCTATGATGACTGAGTGGTACTGGTCAGGTAGCTTAGATGCCTTTGCAGACATGTGTAACCTACGTTGTAAGCCTGACACACAAGCTGAGACAGCAGAGGTAGCGTGGGAAATTGATTGTAGCATGGTAAAGTTGTTTCCTGTGTCGTGGAGAGCATTAAGAGATGAATAAACGTATACCTATGAAAGGCGGTGATGAATACGATGCCCTAAGTAAATCACGTAAGTTCCTACGATGGAAATCAGGACAGTTA